TTTGTTATCTTTGTAAAAAGATTTACGAATGATTAACTCAGTTAGGAATACAGTTATGGCTGTAGCCAACAAAAATAACTACGGCTACATTTCTCCTCAAGATTTTAATTTGTATTGTTTACAAGCACAAATGGATATATATGAGGATTATTTTTATCAATACAATAATTGGATTAATAGAGAAAACGCAAGAAGTTCAGGTACAGGATATGCAGATATTATTAAAAGTTTAGAAGAAGTAATAGATACTTTTTCAGCTACAGCTTTTTTAGCTCAACCAACTGCCAACCTTAACAACCAATATAATTTACCAGCTGATTATTATTTAATTAATAAAATTTTTTATTACCCTACTTTAAAAGTTAATGGAACAACTACTGGGGTTAATGCTAATCAATTAATTGATTCTACTCAAACCTTTACTTCCTCAGTAGCTGTGGGAGATATAATTATAAATACAACAGACAATACTTCTGCTTACATAATATCTATAGTTGATAACACGACTTTAAATATTAGTGCAGATATAATGGCAAACGCGGAAGTTTACAATATATATAATCAATATAATATCACTGAAGTTGAAAGAGTAAATCAAAATAAAATATTTTATTTAACAAGCTCTAATTTAACTTATCCTACTACGCAATATCCTGCTTATGTTTTAGGTGGAGCTAATTCAAACACTTCTCCTGGAGTGGTAGGTAATACAATTACCGTTTACCCAAACACAATAACTCAAGGTGGAGCTTTACAAACTCAATACATTAGATATCCTTTAGCTCCCAACTGGACTTATTTAAGTACATCTGGCAACGATCCTATATTTAATCCTGGTGCAGCTGACTATCAAAACTTTGAACTACCTGCATCTGATGAGCCAAATTTAGTAGCTAAAATATTACAATACATAGGTATAGAGATTAGAGAAGAAGCAGTATACAAATTTGGATCACAAGAAGAAATAACCGATACACAAGAAACAAGTTAAGATGGCATATATAAATCAATATCAATATTATACAAACAATGGTAATGCACCAGAAAATACTAATTGGGGCTCTTATCAATATATTTCGTTACAAGAAATAGTAAATAATTTTATGTTGATGTATCAAGGAAATCATGAATTGATTAATAACATAAATAGATTTCAAGTATTATTTTATGCTAAGCGTGGTATTCAAGAATTGAATTATGACGCAATGAAAGAAATTAAAATTTTACAATTAGATGTAGGAAATGAATCAAGATTTATTTTACCTGCTGATTATGTAAACTGGGTACGAATATCACAATTTAGAAATGGTATACTTTATCCTTTAACAGAAAACATACAAACAAACTGGAGCTCCGCTTATCTTCAAGATAATAATAGCAAAATTTTATTTGATCAAGATGGAAATGTTTTAATGCCAGAAGATTCTCAAGTAGATATGAGTAGAGGAAAAGTAGGAATATATTTAAATGACAACAGTATATTTAATAATCAAGAAGGAATATGCGTAGATGGGTGCTGGTATTTTGATTATGCAATAGGCGCAAGGTTTGGTTTAAATACTGAAACAGCAAATGTAAATCCTACATTTACTATAGATAAAAAAGCAGGTGTAATTAATTTCAGTTCATTAGGCGGAAGCGCTTCCATTGTTTTAGAATATGTTTCTGATGGAATGGAAGGTGGAGATGATTCTAAAGTTAGTGTCAATAAATTGTTTGAAGAATTTATATACGCATATATTAAGTATTCTATTTTGAATAGTAGATTAGGAGTGCAAGAATATGTAGTTAGAAGAGCTCAAAAAGACAAGTCTTCTTTACTGCGTAATGCAAAATTAAGATTAAGTAATATACATCCTGGTCGTCTCTTAATGAATTTAAGAGGTCAGGATAAATGGATAAAGTAATATGCCAATAGTAACTACCAATTTTATTAAAGGACGGATGAATAAATCCGTTGATGAAAGGCTACTTCCTCCAGGGGAGTATGTGGATGCTATGAACTTAAGGTTGGGATCTACGGAAACCACTGAAATAGGTGCTGTAGAAAATAGTAAAGGTAATACCCAGCTTACTACATTAGAATATATAAATATTCCATTATCCTCTACTGCAAAATGTATAGGCGCATACGAAGACAGCGCAGAGGAAACAATTTATTGGTTTGTTCATGAAAATAATTACGATGCTAAAGGTGCTACTGTTGACATGATTGTATCTTTTAATACAAACACCAGTGCATTACGATATCATGTAATTACAAGAAGTACTCTTAATTTTGATCCTAAATTTTTAATAACAGGTGTAGAAAAAATAGAAGATTTATTGTTTTTTACTGACAATCTTAATCCTCCAAGAAAAATAAATGTACGACAAACATACCCTTTTCCTAATGGTAGCACAGATCTAACATTAGAGGAAGATTTAAATGTTATAGTAAAACCTCCTGGTTATGAATTTACTCCAGGCGTAGGCACTTACATTCCTTTACCCGCACCGACTTTAGATGGGATTACATTACCTGGTTCTGAAAACTATATTGAAAATAGATTTTTATGTTTTGCTTATAGATATAGATACCAAAATAATGAATACAGTGCAATCTCTTTATTTTCTAAACCAGCATTTGCGACAGGACAGTTTAGGTTTAGTGTTAAAAATTATAACAATGAAGGAATGCAAAACAGATTTAATGCTGTAAATATTTCTTTTAGTACAGGAAGCAGTAGAGTTAAAGAGGTGGATTTATTATTTAAAGACACTTCAACAAATAATATTTATGTAATAGAAAGATTCGATAAAGAAGAAAATGGTTGGGCAAGTGATTCAATACACACTTTTCAGTTTAATAATAGTAAAATATATTCTGTATTAGGAAGTGATGAGCTTTTAAGATTATACGATAATGTACCAACTAAAGCACAAGCTCTTACCATTATGGGTAATAGATTAATCTACGGAAATTATGTCGATGGTTTTAATATAACTAATGAAAACGGGCAAGTTATTGCTCTTAATTATTCTACAAAACTTATCAATAGAAATGTAGATTTTATTGATCTTCCTGACGCTACAATATCTAATGGTGTTAATTATACTATTGATCCAACTACAACAGTGACCGCTACAAATGCTGTCGCTGAATTTGATCTTAGCGATATTAACGCGCAGTTAAAAAGGAACTCAGTTTTAAATTTTAGCATTACTGCTGAACACTCACAATTATCAGGAACAACTGCTGAGTCGTGTTTTGCAGACAATGTTAATTTTACTAATGGAGTAATTACATTTGATTTTTCTGTTACATTAACCGCGGATTACAGTTCAGTATATGATTTTAGTCAGAGCTCCGATTTTAGAAATGCTATTGGAACTGAAGAAGGAGTCAATTTTCAGCCTATTGCAACAGCCAGTGATGGAGGATCTTTAACTGATTCTTTTAATAATGATTTAGCTATACCTTCTGTTACTTGTACTTTTACTAAGACTTTAAGTAGTATTAATGACTCGACTGCTCAACAAGGGTGGGCTATTACTGCGACTCCAGGAAGTGATATAATTAAACTTCAAATTCTTGCAATTAAATTTGTAAGTGCAGGTTCTGCTGGACCACCTGTCGTTAATCAAACAGACCTGTATGAATACTTTAGAATATCGACTGCAAGTCTGGCGTTTACATCTACTAAAGATACTGGTAGTTTACACAGTAATAGAGATTTTGCAACAGGCATAGTTTACTTAGATGATTATGGAAGGGCATCTACAGTTTTAACTTCTAACTTTAATACGATTAGTATTCCTGCTTCAGACAGTATACGATTAAATTCTATTGAAGCCACCGTAGAAAATTATGCTCCTTCTTGGGCGCAAAGATATAAGTTTGTTGTCAAGCCAAGTAAGGGTAACTATGAAACTATATTTTCTAATTTTTATTATACTGTACAAACTTCACAAGTAACATATTTTAAATTAGAAGGAGATAATCAAAACAAAGTTAAAACGGGAGATACTCTAATAGTAAAGACTGATGTTGGTGGACCAATCACAAGGGTTGTAAAAGCTAAAGTTTTAAATGTTGAGGCTCAGGCAAGAAACTTTTTAGATGATGAGCAAGGTATGGGTGATGAGACTTTTCAATTACCTGGCTTATACATGGAAATAAAACCCTCAGGATTTAATGTTAATATTCCTCAAGATGCCATAGTAGAAAATGGAGAAAAAAGTGATAAGTCTTCAGGAGATGATGGAAGGTGTAAGACTGGCGTTAACTATCCTTTGTTTACTACAGATAGCG